ACCGTGAACGACTTCAGCCGGCCAGGGATGTTCCCAATACTCGTGGCCACCGCACCCGCGACGGTCGTAACCGCGCCGGTGAGGGCAGGCATTTGGCTGGCCGCGACGCTACCGCTGATGTCGGCGAACGCGGGTTGATTGATGCCGGTCGTGCCATCGTCGTTGATGGCGCTGATCCAGTTGTGCGCCGTGGCGGTTCGCGACTGGATGCCGTGATTCACGACGCCAATCGTGTTGATGGCACACAGATTGGTCGACGTGCTGTCGACGTAGATTTGAGCATGTCCACCACCCGGGGAGACCGGGGCCACGATGTTCGTGGCGAGGATGGAGCCCGCCATGGGCGTCGAGTTCGGGATGTTGGCGAGGGTCTGAACCGTGGAGGCAGACGGCTTGGTTACGTCCCCGGTGAAGGCCGGGAGCGAGGACCCTGGCAGTATGCCGGTTGCCTGGGTCGCGAGGTTGAGCGTTCCCGAGATGTCGGTGAACGCGGGTTGACTGATGCCGATCGTACCGTCGTCGGCGATGGAGCGTATCCAGTTGCTTGCCGTGGCCGTGCGCGTCTGCACGGCGTGGTTCACGACGCCACCGACGTTCTTGCAGCACAGGTTGAACGACGAGACGTCTACGTAGATTTGGGCGTGTCCACCACTTGGAGATACCGGGGCGGTGATGTTAGTCGCCAGAAGGCTCCCGGCCATGGTCGTGCTGTTCGGGATGTTGACCAGCGTCGCGACATACAGGCTGGTGGTCACGTCTCCGGTGAGCGGTCCGAATTGAGATCCGGCGAGGCTTCCAGAGAGGTCAGCGAACGACGGCTGCGCTTGCGTGAAGGCCCCGGTGGTGGCGCTGAACGCCGTCAGGAACTGGTGGGCGACCGCCGTGGACCCGAACGCCATGCTGGAGCGAGTGCCTGCGTTGTTGACGCCGGCCAAGGTCAGGGACGTCGAGTCGAACCATGTGCGCCCATGGCCAGCCGCTGGCGTCGCCGGGAGAGCGATTGCGGTGATATCGAGAAGGCCGACGGGAAACTGGACCTGTGTTCCAGCCGCATCAAGGGTGAGTTGCGTGATGCTGTTGCTGTAGAGGTTGAGGGTCGAGCCGATGGAGGTCCCGACAAGGAGCGCGCCGCTGCCCTGCTTCGAGATGTTCTGCTGTCCGGCGAGGTTAAACGGGAGCACAGAGACGTGCCCGACCTGGGCCAGCGTCGCGACCTGTGACCCGCTACCGGGGCCGGCGGTGACGTCCGAGGTGAGTTGCGTGATGCCGCTGCCTCCCGAACCCGCGGTGATGCTCGAGATCCGCCCGTACTTGTCGACGGTGATGGAGCTCGGCGTGGCGAACGTGCCCGGGGTCAGGAGGGTCGCGAGGTCGATGCCGGTCTTCGAGACGGGGAACGGCTCGTCAGCGACCGAGAACGCCAAGGAGAAGTCGAGGACCCGCTCCTGGGGGGCGATACCCGCGCCCTGTGAGACCGTCGTGTAGGCGAGGAGGCCGCTGTTGCCCGTTTGGACGTTCGTGATGTTGACGTTGGCCGCGTGGGTGGCGTTGACCAGGGCGTCAAGGGCGTCGTAGATGCCGACGTGGACCCGCTCGAGCGTGGTGTCCGGGTTGCCGAGGATCCTCTGCACCTTCGAAGGCGCGTTGACCGGGCGGGTCGCGGTCGGCGTGCTCGGCGGCTTCTTCCCGGCTTGGGGCAGGAGCCGCTTCGAGGGGGGCGGGACGGGCCCGGTGGCCACGGGTCAGTACCAGCCCGGGTCGTTCGGGTCAAACCGCTGGATCGTGAACGCGTCCGGGGCCTGCTCGGACTCGCTGTCGCGATTCGTGGCCTGGGTGGTCATCGTGCCGCTCATGCCACCCTCCGGGTCCTGGAAGAAGATGCGGGACATGTCCGCGTCCTGCGAGGTGTGCTCGAGCTTCGCCTTGACGAGGCCCCGCATCGCTGCGTACGCGATGACGTACTCTGACCACAAGTCCATCTGGAGGTCGAGGAGGTCCGTGGTGCCCGGGATGGTGTCGTTGAGGGTCGGCGGCTGAGGCCAGTACCATAGGCGGTAGACGTCACCCGTGAACGTGAGGGCCTCGGGGTCGAGGCGAATCAGGCTGTCGATTCGGTGAGCTCGCCGGTTTCCCGTGTACGTGTTCCTCTCGCGGAAGTTGAACACGGGAACCGCTGTCCAGTTGGCGCCCGCCAGCCGGTCGAGGCCACGGGACTTCAAGAAGTCGGCGGGCAGCGGGATGGTGTTGCCCGAGACGATGGCCGCGAATGTGACGTTCTTCAGGTACGCGTCAGTGTTGCACTTGAGGTAGGCCAAGTACAACTCACGAAGGCCATCGTTGACGTACGTCTGCCACTCGGTGGTTCCGACCAGCGGATCGTTGGGCTCCATGTCCGCGCTCTGCTGCGCGAGGAGCACCAACGTGTCGAGGTTCTTCGTCGTCACTTCGTGGCCTTGGGCTTGACCTTGTAGGGCAGGCGCTTCCCCTTCGCAGTCGCCGCCGCGAACTCCTTGAACACCTTCGGATCGTGGTCCTTCAGGTAGGCGGCTTGGGCGGCGCTGCGGAGGGGCATCGGGTTACCCGCGGTTGATGTTCTGATCGACGACGGGAGCGGTGGGCGCGCCGTGCACGACCGCGGTGGCCGCCCCGACGATGCCCGCGGCAATCCGCATCTGCACCGTGGTGTATGCGCTCGCCTTGGCAGCCGCGAGACCGGCCTGCAACGCGATGTTGGCGTCGACGCTGGCCGCGGCCGGGTGGCCGTGAAAGAGCGCGTCCACGTCGCTCCACAGTTTCTTGAGGACGTCGGTGTGGGCGGCGCAGTACTCTGCGAGGTCGACGAGGGCGGGGATCAGAAGTGCTTCCATGGTGTCTCCTTCGTAGCAGGCTCGGGAGTTGAACCCGATGCTCAGGCTTATGAGGCCCGCGAGATGCCGTTTCTCCAGCCTGCAATGTCGCCAAGATTTCGGCTCCTGGCCGGCCGCAAGGGTCAGGTCGCGAACTTTGCGATTGCCGCCTTAAGCGCGGCGTCGACTGCGTTCGGGTCCGCGTCCTTCAGTCCAAGTGCTTCGACGAGCATCGCCCCAGGGGACTCGGTCGACTCGTCGTCGTCTGCCGCGTCCCCGGGCATCTCTGCGTCGTCCGCGGGCGGCTCGCCCTTGGACTTGGCGATGCCCGCCCCGATCTTCTCGAACAACGCGCCCATGTTAGACCGTGCTGTCCTTCAGGGTGACGTGGACGAGCAGGTTGCCCGCCGCCGCCCCCGCGAACGGGTCAGCCGCCGCACCGCTGGCCTGGACCATCTGGAACACGATGGTGGGCTGGGCCTGGTTCAGGTTGCGGCTCACGATGTAGTAGTCAAAGCCGTCCGTGGGAGCCACGACTCCGACGCAGTTCACATCGAACTCGATCATGGCCTGCCATCGCTGGTCGAGGTTCAGGGTGTAGTTTCCCGCGCTGTTGCGGACGATGGACGCCAGCGAGCGGGCCGAGGCGGGGTAAGCCGCCCCGAACCCGTTCTGCCGGACGACGGTTCCGACCGCCCCGGTGGCGCCGATGGCGCACTCGAGGTAGAGGTCTTTCCCGCCGTTCTCGGCGCTGTGGTTGATGAATGGAGTAGATGCCATCGGGGTCTCCTTAGGCGATCTGCGAAACGCCGTTGTGCTGAGGAGCGTTGCAGACCAGCAGGAACAGCGCCTTGAGCCGCATGATCTGGCTGTCGGTCGCGGGGTCGTCGATCATCGGGCTCGAGGTCGAGCAGTACGTGTTGTTGTAGATCGGGTCGCTGGAGTTGCCCCCGGCCACCCGCATCTCCCACGCGTCCATGGTCAGCGCGAAGATCCGGTCGCTGTACATGAACGGCGAGCCCTGCACCTTGAGCTGTCCCGAGGGCCCGTGGAGCATGACGGACTCGTAGAAGATGCCCACCTCTCCATCGGCATCCATCGCCGGGGTCTTGGCGTAGACCGTGGTGCCCTCGATCTCCTTGACCAGCTTGCCCACGAAATCATTCGTGGCGAGGATGACGTCGGGGGTGCCCCCGGCATCGGCCACGCGGGTCACGAGGTCGAAGATGGCCTCCTTCGCGGACTTGCCGCGACCGTCGACGCGCACGCCGGCCAGCGCCTGTGGAGCCACCGAGCGGTCCACGGTCCCGACGTCGGCGCCTGAGGGAGCCACGATCGGAATCCAGCCGCCGATGCCGATGCAGTTCAGGGGCGTCGCGCTCCCGAGCTGGTCGCCCTGCTGGAACAGGTAGTCGCCCGCCACCCAGCCGGTCAGAGCGCCGGTCAGGGTGATGACTCCCGCGTCACGGTCAACGTTGGACACCACGCCCACGCCCGCGCGGAGCGCCCCGGCGCTGATGGAAGCCGCGGCCACCAGCACCTGATTCAGGTCGACGATGTTGGTGTCGGCTCGGAAGGCCATCGTCACGACCTGGCCGGCCACGCCGCCCGTCGCGATCTGCCCGATCTCGTTGAAGCCGCTGCGGATGAGCGCGTGCTCCACCGAGTTGGCCAGGGTCTCGGTCGAGGACTTGATTTCGGCCATCTTCAGAGCGACGACCGCGCTGGCCCCGGCGTTCTTGGAGAGCTCGATGTCGGTGTTGCGAACCAGCGCCTGAACGTGGTTCTCGGTCCAGTCCATGACGAACTTGCGACGCTGGGAAAGGCCGCGGTTCGCGAGCGCGTTGGCGAACGTGGCGCTGCGGCCGGGCTGGCCACCGAACTCGATGGGGACCGTGAAGCTTTCGCCCCCGCCCACCGTCTTCTTGATGGCTCCGAGGAGGAACCGCTTGTTGCTGCCGTAGAGCATCGACTTCATGGTCGAGGCGTAGGTCTTTTTGAACAGCGCATCGCTGTTGACATCTGTTACGAAGGGAAGTGCCATGGGAGAACCTCAGATCAAGAGCGGATACCGAGCTGCTTCGCGTGGAACCGAATGGCCTGCTCGACGGTCATCGGTCCCTTGGGCGCCTTCAGCGTCGGAGCTGCTACCGCTCGCGTGGACGAAATTGTTGGTGACGGGTCTTCGTCTGATTGGGGTGTCTGCGCCGGGGCGCTGCGACTTCGTGGTGTGCGGATCTTCGCGTAGTGGGCTTCGAGTCCTTCGAAAGCTGCGGTGAACTTCGCCTTCGTGGTCTGCTCGTCCCATTTCACCGGGACGAACGTGCCATCGGGGCGCGTGGATTCTTGCTGCCAGGCCCACACGACCGCGTTGTAGGCGGTGTCGGCCGGGTCCTCGTCCACGCTGGTCGGGTCGAGGGTCGCGAGGGTCGGGTAGAGCGGCTCTCCCTTGTCGTCGGTGGCCTCGAGGAGCTTCCCAATCTCGGCCACGTGTGCATCAGTTCGGGCCTTGGCCTCGGCGTTCGCTGCCTCTGCCGCTGCGGTCTCACGCGCGGTACGCTCGTCGTCAAGGGCCTTCACCCGGGCCTGCACCGCGGCGAGGGTCTCCTCGGGGGTCGGGGGGTTCAGCCGCTTGTTCACCCGCTCGGCCAGTGCCACGAACGCCTCGGGGTCGGACTCGAGCTCGGCCAGGATGGCTTCCCGGGTCAGGGGCGTCTCGGCCGGCTTCGCGGCGGGCGCGGCCGGAGCCACCTTCACCTGAGCCGCTCGCCGGGCCTGCTGAGCCCTGGCGATGTCCGACACGGGCCGGGCGGCCGGGGTCGCGGAAGCCTCGGCGGGGGCCGCCACGGGCGCGGCAGGAGTCGCTACGGTGGGTGCGGCTTCAATGGCCATTCACCCTGGTGTTACCGTACTCGATTACTGGCGAAACGCGGTCGGAACGGGGCCTGGAATCGCGTCCTGGCCGGGGACCATCTGCGGGCCGGCGGGGGCCGCGGGAGCCGGGCTCGGGGCCGCCGGCGACGCGGTCGACTTCCTCAGCCGCTGCACGTCGTCACGGAAGTCGACAAGCATGTCGAGCACGTCCTGCGGGGCCTTGTCGGCCACGCACCGCCAGTACCGCTGGTTGGCAAGGGTGAACGCAAGGTCGAGGTCAAGGCCCGGGTCGGGCGCGGTCGTCTCGCCGTCCTCGGTGATGCCATCGAGGATGCTCTCGATGCAATCCTGAGCCGCCAGCGACGGGTCGAGGGCCGCGTCCACGTCGGGGTTCTGCGTGATTCGCGCGTAGGCGGTCGCGTCGAGCTTCCCCATCTGGAGGAGCTCGTTCGCCTTGTCTACCTTGCCCTCGGGCGTCCGGGGCAGGCTGGAAATCGCGAAGGCGAGCTCCACCGAGTAGGAGCCAGGCGGAAGCTTCACTTCGCTCCAGTCGAGGAGACGCACCGACCGCTTGCCCGGGGCCCGGACCTCGGGCTTGACCTTCTCGCACGCCCAGGTGAGCTTGCGGCCCGCGTCCACCACGTAGTTCTCGATGTTTTCCTCGAGCGTCTGGTGGCGCTGCTGGCTGTGGTCGCCGTACTCGCGGATGGCCTCGCCGCTGTTGATGCCGGCGGGTTTGGTTCCCATCGCCGCGAATTGGTTAACGCCCATGCGGGTCAGGATGCGCTGCCTCGTGGCGTCGCGGTCCTGGTAGAGCTCGGGAGGGGAAGCCTGGAACACGGCCAGGCGCGGCTCGTGGTCGCCGGCCCACCGGGTGATCTGCGCGGTCTTGTTGATCAGGGAGCCGGCCTCGACGTTGGCCTTTTGGTGAACCAGCCAGCGGTTCTGCGCGCCCCGGTGCTGGTTCTCCAGGATGATCCGGTTCTGCTTGTTCAGGATGCACTGGTCGCTGATCGTCTGCTCGACAACGCCCTGGTACTGCCAGCCCGGGCCGATCTGGTAGCCCACGCAGAAGCTGAACGGGTGCTCCTCGTCGGGATCCATCTTCGTTTTGCCGGCGTTGAGCACCGTCGAGCCCACGGACAGCACGTGGCACCCCGCCTCTTTGCCGTCGGCGCTCGGCCACCAGCCCTCGGCCAGCACGACGAAGTTGGCGGGCGCGTCCACCACGAGGCCCGGGAGGTTGCCGCTATAGGCGCCCGGGGCGGTCATGATGGCGTCCGCGGCATCCGGGTACTCGCGGCAGAGGTTGGTCCGGAGAGCGAATCGTCGGTGGTAGATGGGCGACCGCTGGCCGGGGAGCAGCGAGTAGGAGCGGTCCCAGAGCACTTCGGACGGCACGCACCGCTCGCTCTTGATGACCTGCTTGCCACCTTCCTTCAGGATGACCCGCTTCGACACGCCCCATCCCCAGGTGATGGCGTCGCGGAAGACGCCGGGAATGTCCGCGAAGAACCCCGTCGACTTCATCAAGCCGTAGAGGTAGTCGCCCTTCCTCTTCGCCCTGATCCGCTGGCGGTAGTCGCCGTCGGTGGTGACGAAATGGCACCACGGCTTAATGGCTCCGACCGTCGCCACGAGAGTCTCCACGCCGATCGCAATCTGGTTGTCCGAGCCGATGTCGTAGCTGCCGTAGTTGGGCAGCGTGCCGGGCGCGTAAGTCATCCCGCCCGCGGTGGCGAGCCCGTAGATGTTCGGGATGCGCCGGCCCGAGGCGTACTGCTGGTAGACGAAGCCGTCGGCAATCCACTCCCAGCACCGCTGCTCGGCCTCCTGTACCGCGGCCAGAAGCTTCACGGCCTGGGTGTCCGAGCCCGGCTCCTCCTCGTTCCACGTCGCTTCGACGTTGTGCCGGTCGGCGATGGGGTCGCTCACTGTTCACTCCGGGTCGAGTCGCGGGAGATGAACCGCTCGAGCGCGTCCGGCTCTTCCAGCGGCTCGGGAACGGCTCCGGTGGAACTCGAGGGCTCGGGCAGCGGGTCGCAGGTGAAGGCCCCCACGGCCTCGTGGCTGGCAAACTGGCAGGAGCGGAGCGTCAGACGCTGTGAATCCAGGAACGCCACGAGGTCGGAAAGGGTCATTCTCCTCCGTGTTACCGTACTCGATTACCAGTCGACGCCGGGCGAGTCGGCCCCCACCAGCGACGCGTAATCCGTCTTGTCGGCGGCCGCCATTGCCTCGGAAATCTCCTGGCGAATCCGCAACTGGCGCGCGGTGTGGGCGTCGGGCTCGACAGCGAACGTCTCGACAGCGAACGTCTCGACCGCCCAGAGCGCGGCGCGGAGGGCATCGGCGAGATTCTGCTTCAGCTTGCCCTTGGCCATGACCGATTTGCCCTTGGCGCGGGCGCGCGGGTCCCACATGCACACCTTCAGGACCGTCTCGAGCTTCGAGCCGCGGCGGACCCAGAGCTTTCGGGACGCAAACATCGCGTTGACCCGCTTTACCTCCTGCTCGACGTCCTTGGCCGGGACCGCCTTGAAGCTGATGCGCTTGTCGGCATCGAGGATCAGCTTCATTCCATCCTTCCGGGCGCTGCCGTAGTCGTAGAACGCGTCGGTCGGCTCCCACCGCGAGATGAGCGGCCCGAGCCGAACCGCCGAGTCGTCCCACGAGCCGCCCTCGCCTTTGTCGGTCTCGTCCTCGTCGACAATCCAGGCGAGGCCGTCGGGCTTCCACACGCCGGCCTGAAACACGCCGTTCCCGTGGCCCACCACGACGGCCGCCTCAGCGTCGAGCGTGCCACCAGGGTCGAGCCCGATGCCGTAGGCGTTGCACTTGGGAGGGTCGCCGGTGTAGCCGTTTAGGTCCGGGAAGTACCGGAACACGCGGAGGCTGTTGTCGAGATCCGGCCACTTCCCGAGCCAGTGCCGCTGGTATTCAGGGCTGTCCACCCCGCCGAGGTCATCGATGGCTTTGGCGCGCTGTCGCTCGCGGTGCTCGGGGGGCAGGTAGGGGTTCCTGTCCATGTGGCCGCGGTGCTGCCCCCAGCCGCCGGACTTTACTCCCTCGGTGATGTCCCACCAGGGCCCGATGCCGGCGATATATCCCGGGATTCCCATCGCCACGATGCGGCCGCCGTACCTCATGAGACCGGGCCTGACCAGCTTCACGATGCCCTCGAGGTCCGGGGCGTCCTGGGCCTCGTCTATGATGAGCAGCGCCGGCTTGAGGCCCTGGAGCTTCACGATTTCGTTGGCGCGGCCGCTGAAGACGTAGCCCTTCGAGCCGTTGTCGAAGTGGAGCTCGCCCTCGACGACCCGAGCCGGTAGCCCGTGCTGCGAAATCAGCGTCTGCCAGTCCTGGAGGACAATCTTCTCGGCGTGCTCGATGTCGAAGTCGAGGAAGACGACGTTGACGCCGGGCTGCTGGACCCCGACGTCCCCGAGCATGACCGCGGCGAGCCAGCTCTTGCCGAGTTGCCGCGTGCCGAGCAGCGTACGGTCGGGAGTCTGGTCGTCGTAGACGAGCTGCTGGTCGGGGTAGAGCAGGGACCGCGCATCCCAGTCCCTGGCGTTGCGGCGAGCGTGCTCGGCCTTGATGCTGGCCAGGAGCCGGTTCGCCGCGGCCTTGCTCACGACCTCCAGTCGCGGAGTGCTTCGAGAGCGCGAGCCCGGGTTCCGGGATTCTTGCTGGCCGTCGTGAAGAACGTCAACGCGGATGCGGCCAGGACGCGGTCGGGCGTGTACTGGAGGGTCGAGTCGGGCCAGATTCTCCGCAGGTGCTCGCGGAGCTGCCAGAGAAGGCGGGTGAGTTCGGAATCGACGATCACCGTGCCTTCTCCAGGTGCTTCACGAGCCGGTCCATGTCCTCGTCGGACAACTTCGTGGGGTCGAACGGGGCCGCGGTGACTGCGAGCGTCCTGTACACGGTGGCTATCCTTGCGAGGGTTTCGATCGACTCGGTAGTGAGGCCGCCCTCGAGGGCCTGCTCCTGGATTCGCTGCGAGGTCACGGCGAGGGCGCGCTTGATCCGGCGCTCGGTGGCCTCGAGGGAGAAGTCGACGTCAGCGGCCTGCATCTGGCGCTGTGCCCCGGGCCGGGCCTGGTAGATCATCCCGTTGGCCGTGCGAGCGCGCGGGCCCCACGTTCCCGGGGGACGACCCGGGCCGCGCTTCTCCTCGCCTGCGCTCACCACGTCACTTGACCCGCTCCGCGCTGATGACGTTCGACCACGGGATGCACCGGCGCTGCACCTGCCCGTTCCGCGCGTCGGGCTGCAGGACCACCTCGAGGGAACCGCCGAGCGCCGCCGACTCCACGATTTCGGACACGTGCATCGCCCCGGCGACGATGGAAGCCGAGAGGCGCGCGGTAAGGGCACCGTCGATGGTCCCGCTCACTGTGGCGAACGGGACAGGCTTCACGAACGCCGCGAATCGGTAGTAGCGCTGGGGGAGGACGTTCGGGGGTGCCGGTGGCTGAGGTGCGAACTTGCTCATGGGGTCGTCTCCTGTTGGCGTTCGAGAATCCTGAAGGGCGTGAAGAATACCTTGTACCGCTGGCGGGCGAGGCGCAACGCGTTCGGCGAGCCGAGAATCACCTCGACGACGCCCCCGTCGCGCAGTCCAGCCGACTCACGGAGGGCTCGCCAGGCCCCGCGGCCGCGGTAGGCGGGCTTCACATAGGCGAAGGCCCAAACGCTCGCCCCCGAGCGAATGGAGAAGCCACAAACCTCGTCGCTGAGGTCCGGGTCAGTCGGGGTTACGACGTCGATGGTCCACGTCGGCGAGACCGCCCAATACTCGACGGCTTCGCTCACCACGCGTCCGATGACCCGGCGCTCGAGGCCGTGGAAGAAGCCATTCATCAGGGCCTGGTGGTAGCAGATGCCGTGAATCACGAGGGCGTCCTCGTCGCGGTAGGGGCGCACGGCGAACTCGCTCACCGGGTCACCCCAGCCTGGCGACGGAACTCCTGGACCACCCGGACCGAGCCGTAGTAGCGCCGGCAGTGCAGCGTCGCCTCGATCTGGCGGAACGTCTTGCCCTCCACGTGGAGCTCGATCACCCGACGCTTGCGCGGCGGCCACCGGCGCACGAACTCCGGGTCGGCCATCGCCGCGAGCAGGAGGTCGTAGTACTCCGATGGCCGAGCGTGGTGGCCATTCCCCTCGCCAACCGCGTTCACCCCGCGCTGCGGGCCCACGACGCGCAGTCGGCCCGTGGCGTCCTCGTGGTCGTCGAAGCCGCTGGCCGCGAGCCGGGCCCGCCAGATGGCTGCGAGGGCGGGCGAGGGACGCCTCACAGGGCCGCGACCGCCAGCGCCGGAGTCTGGATTGACCGAGACCCACGGAACAGGCGCTCGAGGTCCTGAGCACGCACGCGGCCGACCGATACCGGGACCAGCAGGGCGCACCCCTCCCAGCCCACGTCCTCGACAGCGTGCTCGAAGTCCACCGCGGGCCCAAACAGCTCCAGGTCCAGCAGCGCGAGCTGGGCGCCACCCGGGAACCGATCGAACGTCTGGCCGCCGTACCGCAGCCGACAGGCTGTCAGGGCTCGGGCGAGGTCCCTGGCGAATGCCTCCTGGAGACCCTCATCGGTAAGTCGGACCCGCGTCAGGTACTTCTGGCCGGTGTTCCCCACTCCCTTGCGGCCCGGGCGCTGGTAGTCGGCGACCTTCTGCCACTCGGCCTCCACGAGCTCGCCCGACGCCGCCAGGCCCCCCACACGGAACGCCAACGACGATGCCGACTGGGCGGTGGGGAGCAGGTGAAGCAGACCGACGCGGACGTGGCC